AACTCTTGTTACCCAGCAAAATCTCTACACATGGGTTACTACCTTTGAACCACGGCGCACGTTTAGTTGCTGCCTGTCCATTGATAAAGCCCGGTTCACTACCTCCACTGGAAACCATCAAGCCGAATATCTTCTCAAGCTCTACCTTCAACGGCTTAGTGTTAAACACCAATGAGTTGTTAGACTGAGCACGTTGCTCGTTAGCAATCCAGAAGTCCTTCTTAGCAACAGCAAACTGTTCCCACTCATCTTCACCAAATGTAAACAGAGCAATCTCAGCACTACGGCGTGAGGACAATACAGTACCCATCCAGTTAACCAAGTCTAGGATGTTCATACGGGTCAACAGAGATCCTGAGCGGCGATTAAGCAACTTATGGATAGCTGTATATGCCTTACATAGGGACTCATCACCAGAGCTTATCCATCCATATCCTGCAAGACGGTCACCAGCGGGACGAATCTCTGTGAAATCGAGTACAAGTTCACTGGCGGCATACTTATGGGCAACCAACTTACCGATACTTTTGGCCCACGCTTCTGCACTGTCTCCAACTTTAATTGTCCACACTCCGGTTGCTGCATCAAATGTCTCCTCGTTATGTGCCACACCTCCTTTGTTAGTTCGGCTGCTGCGTTTAATAGTTAACTTAGGGATTGGTTTCTGATATCCAGTCAACTGGCCAACAATGGGTCGGAAGCCTACACCACAGCCTTGCAGCAGAAGCCACAAAGCATCCACGCAGTCCATGACCGTCTCAATGTTAGTAAAGCTACAGTTAAATTGGCTTGCCTCACGCTTCTTAGCCACCTCAGTGCCACCTAACCACAATGTACGACCTGATGTTAATACCTTACGTTCCAGCATAAGGGTGCGTAGTTCATTTAGTTCGCCATCCAAAGCAACAGGGCCAGCTTCAGCACGTTGCCATAACCACTTCTGGTGTCCAATAACACGGTCTACTGTTTGCTCCCAACTCTCAAAGCCTCCATCTTCTAAGGGACGGTTGTATGTGCGGCGTGTAATAACTTGTGCGCGTAGGCTGGGTAAATTCTCAATTGTCATCTATGTTTTCCTCTAGGTAATCGGCTCGTTCTTCAATTAAATCATGAAATCGGTCAACAATGTCAGCGCTGTGTATATTCAACAACTCCAACAATGTGACCTCATCCATACGTTTCAGTTTATCATAAATATCAGGTAGCGTCAGTGGCATACAACTCCTTACTTAACATTTTCCATGCTGTTGCAGCACATAAGGGGACTTGTCCGTTTCCAATGGCTTTAAGTCTGTCCACCCTAGAGGCCATCCCATTAACCACTCTACCCACGTTGGGTTCAGTTTGCCACCAGCGTGAGTCGCCAGCGTAGGTGTTTTCCTTGTGTGCTCTGCCGGGTATGCTCCTTCCTTGCTGTTGTGCGCTGTTGGTGTAGGAAGCTGTTCCCTTCGTTTCTTTAAAGCCTTCCTGCTGCTGCTCCCCCCATCTAGTCCTCTTGTGATCGGTGTATGGAAGAATGTCTCTCCGTTTGGCAACAATCCACATTCTGTCTCTTTTGTGGTTAGCTCCAACGCTTGCCGCTGATAACACTCCCCATCTAGCATTATACCCCATCTTGGCAAGGTCTTGGAGAACAACACCGAGTCCTCTAGTGCGGAGCAGAGGGGAGTTTTCAATGAAAGCGAAAGCTGGCTGGACTTCTCCGATGATTCTTGCCATATGTTTCCACATTCCACTTCTTCCACCATCAATCCCTGCTCCTTTTCCTGCTGCACTGATGTCTTGGCATGGAAACCCTCCAGATACAACGTCAACAACTCCTTTCCAAGGTTTTCCATCAAAGGTTTGTACGTCATCCCAAATCGGGAAAGTCGGGAGAAACCCATCATTTTGTCGGGCGCACAGTACGCTTGCTGGGTATTGCTCCCACTCAACGGCACAGATTGTTCGCCATCCAAGCAGCTTACCTCCAAGTATTCCTCCACCAGCGCCTGCGAATAAAGCCAGCTCATTCATATTTCCCTTTTAAGTAATTCATCGACAGAAACATCTCATCAAACGCCCCATCATCTACTTCGTTTAACACTACCAGCCCCCGCCAATGACGGTTAGAAAGCTGATCCATGTAGTCTTCATCATGCAGATAGAACGACCCGGCTATTATACCACAGATTGGCTGTCCGTCTGCCCTCTTGCCATAAGCCACTTGCTTGCCTTGTTGATGCCCTGCAATACAAGACATGTGCAACTTATTAACGATAACATTAGCAGAACTAGCAGGTCGCCCCATAGCACCAACAGGCCAGTAGTGGTTGAAACCAACACCATTAATAAAAACAGGTTTAAGAAATTCATATACTTCCCAATCTTTGTCATAACCTAAGTCGGCAGTCGAAATGACTCCCTCTAACATAGGATTATTGTTAACTGCTCTGTTGATTCTATGCTCATGGTTACCCATTGTTAAAATCATCCGTGGTTTATATACCTTATGCTTTGTCTCCTTCTGTACTCTTTGAAGCTCTCGTAAAGGTTTAAGCATTTTTGCCATACCCATCTTCGCATATGAAATATCATCCTTATAACGCTTACCTTCAAAATATTTACTACCCACCTTATCATGAGTGGACAGGGATGGCATATCTGCAAAGTCCCCAATGTTAACTATAACATCAGGACGATAATCACAGATGGCTTTCCCTGCCCACTCAAGGTGGTCAGTCTCTACGCCCGGTTTAACCTGACAGTCGGGGATTACTAAAATCTTCATGTGTTCTTTTCCTTTAGTTTGGCTTCAATAAACTGAACAAACTCAAAGACAGTAGGGCTGTCTGGTAACACCCATAAGTTAACTTCCTCATGTGTCAGCCCTACCCATTCTATTCGCTTCTCGCGTGAAGAGTTACATCCGTCATCAGTCATGTTGGTGCGGCCTTAATACTTCGGGGGACAGTTTAACATCTTTATTTTTAGTAATACTTAATCCTAAAAACCACTTGTCTCCGTTGCTAATACCCCACAATCTCCAACCCCAGCCGTTGCTGCCAAAAAGAATTCTCATTACTCCTCCCGCATATTGTCAAGCATGTTATCAACCCTTTCATACACACCCACATACCCACAGGAGTCTAGGAAAGCAGCAAACTGCCGCATAACATCGTCCCATTGTGCGTCCTCCTCACATATGTATAGATGCTCTGCCTTGGAGGATACGTTAGCTTCTGTCTGCTCTTTTTTGAAGTGGTAGTACTGTTTATTTTCCATTTATTTCTCCTTAAATAAAATTGGGAACTGCTGCTGTAACACAGCCTTACATTTATCCGCTACGTCTCTATGCTCTTTCTGAGTTGCTTCGTCACACCGGATGTCAATAAAGTGCATCCAGCTACGCAGCGTCCCATTCATATACATACGACTCATTGTTAAACCCTCTGGCAGCACCTTACGAGCCACCTCCTTAGCTATGCCGTTATTCAAAGCAGCAGCGTAGATACCTTTGGTCTGAGCTAACAAACTGTTTTGCATCTCGTCCCACCACCGCTGGAGTTCTCTGTCCTCTGTCGGTAGGCTGTTCTGACGGTTCTTAGTATCCTGTAACCTCACTTCTGAAATCTCGTAGTCAGTCGCGATTGCATACCGCTGACTAAACTCTTGAAAGCTGAAGCTGCGGTGTCGCAGGATTTGTCGGGCAATGTCTCTAGTACACTCAATCTCCATACACACGTTAGCCATCTCAAATGGACTCCAATGTCTATTCTTCTTGAGGTAACCTAACAACTTCTCAATGCTAGGGTTATCTTGATTCTCTGGGTTGCTGACACGAGCCATGTACGCAATTAAGCGTTCAGCATCAGGTGTCGCCCATACAAGTTTAACATTCATTTTATTTCCTTTCCTTTAATTTATCCTTAGTTGCATACCACAAAAGAAATCCCAGTACACTAAGTACAACAATTGTAGGAAGGAACACAAGAAACCAACTTATAGTTATTAACCCCATTAGTTTCAGAATAACCAGCACTGCTGTTAGTAAATTTAATATCATTTCTTCTTCCTCTCTTTACGTTCAAGGTTTGTCTTATCCTTATGGCACGGCTTGCATAACACTTGTAGATTCTCAACTTCACAATATAGGCGGTCGAAATAGGTATCCCAACTAACAAACCCTGTAGCTGGGTCAACTACGGGGTCAGTGTGATCTATCTGTACGTCTCTTGCAATGAAGAAGTTACCACAGCCAGTGCATAGATAATGTTCAGCCATACGACCAGAGTATTTGTTAACCTTCTTTCCCATGCCAGCATCTTTAAGGGCTTGCCATTTCGGAGGGTAACGTCTCATACCTGATCGTGCGGTTGATATTATAAATGCTCTCCATCGTGCCTCTGTCCACTCACCGCCGTTATACTTTCTGTCGCTCATATTGGTATAACAGTTGAGCAAAGCCTTCTACAAATCGCTCATCATGGTTACGCTCACCCATTGTAAACATAATTGCATGAACTAGCTCGTGATAGAAAGTAACCTCAGTTGTCTGGCCTTCTAGCTTTTTGTTAATGATAATGCGACCCGTGTCAGGGTCTGTGTACCCTAATGCATCTGTCTCACTACGCACAACAATCCAGTCGAAACCGGCCAACTTAAACTTACTTAGGTGGTTGCCACACTTCATTTTCTGTCCTCCTTAACCATAATAATCTAGCATTCTCTAACACTCGTTCTTCGCCCAAGCCCTCCACACAACACTGATATAGCTCTTGCTCCGTCACCAAGTCTGCCATCATCTTGTCTGCCGTCTTTGGCCCAACCCGATATATGCCCTTGATGTTG